ATTTTTAGGCGAGGAGGTGGTATGTTTGTCTAAAAAGTTATCAGTAATGCGTAAAAAGTTTGCGGATGAATATATCATCTGTGGTAACGCGACTCAGGCTGCTATTGATGCTGGTTATTCTAAGAGGTCGGCTAAGCAGACTGGTAGTAGGCTTTTAGATCAAGCGGAAATTAAAGAGTATATAGCTGAGCGTATGAAGGAGCTTGAGGCTGAGTCTATTGCTGACCAAACTGAGATACTTCAGTATCTTACTAGGGTGATTCGCGATGAAGAGACTGAAGAAGTACTTATGAACGTTGGGAATTTCGAGCAAGAAGTACAGACTGTGAAACTTTCAGCAAAAGAAAAAATTAAGGCAGCTGAATTGCTTGGTAAGAGGTATCAGTTGTGGACTGATAAGGTGGATATAAACTCAACAGAGGGGATTAAGATTATAGATGATATCGGCTAGGTTATCTACAATCATTAATCCTATTTTTTTTGACCTCCATAAGCACATTAAAAATAATGACTATTTGAGGTATGTGCTTAAGGGTGGTCGTGGTTCTGGTAAGTCTTCTGATATTGCTATTGAGTTAATTTTAGACTTGGTTGCTAATCCTATTACTATTCTTTGCATACGTAAGGTGGCTAATACGCTTTATGAGTCCTGCTACGAGCAATTGAAAGAGGCTGTGTCGTTATTGGAGCTTGATGCTTATTTCCATTTTGGTAAAAGCCCATTAAAGATTACTTATTTGCCACGTGGCAATTCTATTATTTTTAGGGGTGCTGATGACCCTGGTAAGATTAAATCTATCAAGGTGGCTAAGTTTCCTATTGCTACATTGTGGATAGAAGAATTGGCCGAATTTAAAACTGAGGATGAAGTTAGCACTATAGAGAACTCAGTGCTAAGGGCTGAGTTACCTGACGGACTGTTTTATAAGTTGATTTACTCATATAACCCGCCTAAGCGTAAGCAAGCCTGGGTTAATACAAAGTTCGAGACTCAATTTTTAAATCCCAACACATATGTACATCATTCAACTTATTTGGACAACCCTTATATTTCTAAGGCTTTTATTGATGAGGCTAATCATATAAAGCAAACAAAGCCTTTGAAATACCGTTGGGAGTATTTGGGTGAGCCTATTGGCTCTGGTGTTGTTCCTTTTGATAATCTTGTTTTTAGAGAATTTTCTGACAGTGAGCTTAGGAACTTTGATAACATAAGGCAGGGTCTTGACTGGGGTTATGCTACTGACCCTCTAGCTATGATAAGACTCCATTATGATAAGACTAGGAGATGTATATATTTGTTTGATGAGATATACCAAGTTAAGATGTCTAACCGTAAGGCTGGGCAAGAGATAAAGGCACGTGGCTTTGATGATACTTTAATTATTGCTGATGGTGCTGAGCCTAAGTCGGTTGATGAGCTTAGGTCTTTTGGTGTTAATATCATTGGGGCTAAAAAAGGTCCTGGATCTGTGGAGTTTGGGGAAAAATGGCTTGATGATTTGGAGGCTATTTTTATTGACCCTAAGAGATGTCCCAATGCTGCCAAAGAGTTTGAAAATATTGACTATCAAGTGGATAGGGACGGTAATCCTATTGCAAGGCTTGAGGATAAGGACAATCACATCATAGATGCAGTTAGGTATGCCCTTAATAACGATATGACTGGATATGGCAATATGAGGACTATTAGCAAACGTAAATTGGGATTGTAATTTGAAATTATCTATAATTTATTATCCAAGGATGGATAGACCTTGGTTACTTAAAAGAGAGCATGGGGATTATTCCCAACATGCTCATTTTTTTACGAAAAAAGAGGCTCTGTGTTGTAGGAAGTTGATTGATGCTTGTAAGTATCCTAGGGAGGAAAAGTACAGGATTGCTATGCAAAGACTTCTTACTGAGGAGGAGTTTAAGAGATTGAACAAGAAGCAAAGATATTATAACAAGAATTGTGGGGTGAGGAGATAATGGCTGGGAAGGCGCAAAGTTATATTACAGAGTATATGGAACTACCTAAGAGGATTTGTTTGCCGACTGATACTGAGATTAATGCAGAACTGATTGAAACCTTGATGGAGATTAAAAACAAGGATAATGAGAGGTATTTGACTCTACAAAAGTATTACAATGGTTGGGCAAAAATCCTTGATAGGAAAAGAGATGCTGAAAAATCAAATAATAGGATAGTACTTGCTTACCCTGCTTATATCGTGGATATCCTCCAAGGTATGGCTGTGGGTAGGCCTGTTACTTACTCGGTGTCTGATGAGTTTAAGGAAAAGTGGATAGCTATTCAAGACATTCTTGACCTCAATCGCGAGCAAGATGAAAATACTGCCCTTGCTAAGATGGGTGGGATTAACGGTGTAGGCTATGAAATTAACTACATAGATGAGGAAGGAAATTTTAGATTTAATGAGATCTTGCCTCAAAATATGATTTATGTTTGGGATGATAAGATTAATCCAGATCCTTGGATGGCTATTTATGTAAGAGATGCGATTACTTTGGAGAACTTAACTTCTGATGAGAAGAGTCAAGCTGCTACCGTTTATACTACTGACACTATTTATGAGTATGAGCCTAATAAGAGCGGTTTTACTTTGGTTGAGGAGTATGAGAACCCTCTGCACAAATTCCCTGTTATTGAGTTTGCTAATAACGATGAGTACATTGGGGATTTTGAGCGAGAGCTTACTCAGATAGATGAGATGAACCTCTTGTATTCTGACAACGCCAACGGTTTTGAAGAGACCATCAATGCTTTGTTAATAATCTGGGGAATGGTTAATACGGATCGTGAAGATTTTGCCCAATTGCGTGAAGATGGAGTATTGCTTGCTACTTCTGATGGAGCTGGGGGCAAACAAGATGCTAAGTTTTTGACTAAGGATATGAATGACACTGCTTTTGAAAACTTTAAGAAAAACCTTGATGAGGCTATACACAAGTTTTCTAAGGCTCCTAATGTGACTGATGAAAAGTTTGCTGGAAATACTTCTGGGGAGAGTCAAAAATATAAGGTCTTTACTACTGACCAAATTATTGAGCTTAAGAAGCGTAAGTTTCATACTGCCCTTACTCAAAGAATGGAGCTTATATGTGAGTATTTGAGAATCAAACAGGGCATTGATTTGGACTATAGAGAGATTGCTATTAATTTCCAAGACAACAAACCTTACGATGAACTTAAAAATGCTCAAACTGTTAAGCAATTGCTTGATGCTGGTGCAAGTCGTCAGTATGCGTTTTCTAAGCTTAAAGGCATTGATGATGTATCAGAAGAATTAGAAAGACAAAGGCAGGAAAGGGAAGCCTATAGTGATTTATTTGCTGAAACTACAAAGGATATGATGTATGGGCAAGATGACTTGGGAAGTGATGCTGGCGAAGTACGAGAGGCTTCTGAAGGCTAAAGAAAAAGAATTATATGCTAATTATAAGATGTCTTATAGGCAGTTAGAAAGAGACTTTAGAGAGATTTATGGTAATCTTGATGAGTTTGAGGGGCAACTAAGTCTTGATGATTGGTCTAGGCAGTTACTAAACTACAAGACTGGGGCTACTATGCAGAGTCTATATCTGAGTAATGATAAGCTTTTAAGGGCTACCTTTAATACTATTTTTGAGACTACCAAGGATAACTCTTTAAAGTCTCTTGGTGGTACTGATAGACTAATTGGTATTAGTAAGGCCATAGATAGAAATGCTATTATAAATAAATCTAGGGCTGGTGTTGATTGGGCTGGGAGATTGGCTCATCACAATGCAAATGCTAGGTATGATCTAATCAATATTACTGCAGGTGGTATTGAGGCTGGGGATTCCTATACAACTATAAGCAAAAAGGTGGCTGAGAAGTTTCTGACTGACTATAGCAAGGCTAATACCATTGCTAGAACTGAAGGTCATAGGATATATGAAACCACTAAGTATGACACCATGGAAGAAGTCAACAAGCAGTTAGGACTTAAAAAGACCTGGCATTGTGTGGGAGATGAAAAAGTAAGGCACTCCCACCAAGTGTTAGATGGTCAGACTGTTGGATTTGATGAAGAGTTTGTATCTCCGTCTGGAGCTAGAGCTTTAAGGCCTGGAGAGTTTGGAGTTGCAGAGGATGATATCAACTGTAGGTGTTGGGTGTCTTATGATTATGTATAAGAGAATACAAGGTAGGATATAGTGTATATTTTGCAAATATTTTTAATCATTGCCAAGGTCATGGGTTGGATTTCTATATCTTGGTTTTTTGTTTTTAGTCCTCTATGGATAAGCGTAGCTATATTTGGCTTTGTTTATTGGATAGGCGGAAAAGATAAGAAGAAAATTAAATAAATAATTTAAGGCGGTGAGTAACCGTCTTTTTTTGTACTTAGAAATACGGTGTAAGCATGATAAAACTTATAAATGATAACTGTTTAAAGGCTTTTAAAAATATTGAGGGGGGGAGTATTGATTGTATTATAGCTGACCCACCTTATCT